TAAGTAGTCTAGAGCTCTATCAAAATAAGCCTCTGATTTTGCACTATCTAGTGCTGTTTTTGCATCCGCTTCACACTTCATTGCTATAGATAGGGCATATGAGGCCAAATCATAAGCAACAATAAAATCTTGAAGGCAGACGCTCGCTGCCCCTTGAGACAGCGAGGTTATCTGGCCTATTTTGTTTGAGTATTCTACTATTTTTGATATATTAATACTATCCAAACTCTCAGATATCGTAGACAAACTTTTCATTAATTACCCCCAAGTATAGATTCTGCCATTTTACACAAATCATCTTCCTCACACTCAACATTGGATAAATCTTGGATTTTTGTTGTTATCGGCTGAGAAGGCGCTATTGTTGGTTGGCTAACCTGTTGATTCACAGGCTGTTCTTTATTTTCTATAACCACAGCCTTAACATTATCAAAATTATCATATCCAGGGACTAAAATATCAGGATTTTCTTGAGCCCTGTTTTTTAAATTCAACATTAAAACACTATTTAACTCTTCAATTGTTGATGGTGTATATAGAGAGTCCAAATCTCTGCACATTTCAGCAAAATACCTTTCCTGTATTTCTTTTGGAAGGGCCGATCTGTCGTCTTTATATAGTATTCCGCCGGTCTCATCTTTTACTGTTATTTGGTTTTTAGAAACGACATACTCTGTATCAAAACCCTCACCAGATCTTGTTATCTTTATCCAAACTCCAGAATCATTTGGAAGGTCTAGTAGAGATGTTGGATCCTGTCCGTATGTGTTTATATATTCCAACATTACCTTTTGCAACTGTCTGTGAACCGTAAATGGAGCAACCAGCAGTCCAACCTTTCCAGATTGGTCAACAGCATTATAAATGTAAGAATATTTTAGCTTCATAGAAAATGCATACTTATTTAGCTTTTTTATTCTGTTTGTTAAATCTGCTTTTTTAGGATCATCTTCTGAAAGCTTTTTTTGTTCACTTGTCATGTTTTCTATCTTTAACTTAAGTTTCTTATAGTAATCATCTAGCGGACAAAAATTGCCAGACATTAAAGCACTAACATATGGTCTTAGAGAGCCTCTTTGTGGATCAATAAGGCCCCAACTCAATATCCACTTTTTAAATGGATATCCATTAGACTCTACTTTCGGAGGTAGTATCCTAAAGGTGGATGTCCCATTTTTAAGATAGAACCAATTGGTTTTCTGGCCAGGATTTAGCGCATCTTTGTTAATTCTAATTTTGTTTTCAGTCATTTTCTTTTACCTCTTTTTTTAATTTTTTTTCTTTTTTCTTTGGTTTTTGTTCTTTCTCTTCTTTGTTTTTTTGTGTTTTAACAACCTCCTCATATATTCGTTCCTTTCTTGTTGTGCTTAAGTCTGTGTTTCCCACAACATTATTGCCGGTCTTAAAATTAAGCTCCTCATAAAGACCACCCTCATCAACCTCAGGAACACCCTCATTTTTAAAAAGCTCTACTATTTTTTTGTCACGCTCTGGTGTTATCATATATATCACCCTTACATCTTTAGGTCTATGATTAATTTGATATCTAATATATTCATATATGGTACTTTTTGAGTGATTGGTGACAATTTTTGTCACTATGGCCGCTAAATCTTTTGTGCTATTATATTGGAGACCAACATAATTGTTCACTGGTATACAAGACCAATAGTTGAATTTGGGATCATATTTCTCTTGTATTTCCTTAAAAATGGACCTTAAATGGCCAGAACTGGTTATATGTTTGGATGAATTGGATTCAAATTTTTTACATTTTTCGACCTCTTCAATAAAATTTGGAAGATTTATAACCCATTCTATTTTTCTGATATCCTCTGGGACCTTATTACTAAAAAATACTCTTGCCATAACTTTTTCCTCCCTATTTAAAATATTGTATTATATCTTTTCTATGTTGTCAACTAAAATCTGATATCCATACATCGGATGTTTGGACAGTCTACCAACCACCATTATAATATCACCCTGACTCCAATTTAAAAACCGTTTTTCCCACAATACCATAGAGACGTTACAAGATCCATCTGTGGCATATATTTTTGTACTATCGTACTCCTTCCCAGTTCTTTTAGAAACTCCATTCCTTATTTCAAAATTTTTATAAATTAAGAAAAAAACAGATGGTTTGTCAAAACCAGAATTATACATCATCTCAGCAGCAATAACAGATGGGAAAACACCCATTTTGTTATAATAAAATGGCATAAAATCTTTTCCGGTGGGCTCCAATTTGGGAACTTTACTTTGAATATAATCTCTAAGTTCTTTGTTTTCCAATATTGATTGACAAAACGATATGTTGTAGGCGTAATTATCATTAAAAAGCTCAAGGGGGGTCTTGTCACTATTAACAGTTATTACGTTTTTACCATCCTCTTTTATTATTTTTCCTTGAGATTTTTGTATCTCAATACATTTATTTAAAATATCAGATCTTTCTTTGTTTAATGGCTCTATACGGGGGATAAAACAATCCATTGCCCCTCCCCTAATGAGAGAACATATCACACCAATATTAACAACCCTTTTATCTATTTTATTTATAAAATCCTCTAGGGATGTGTAAGGAGCGCCGTTTACGATACTATCGAGAGCCTTTCCCCCAACCCCACGTATCATGGATATGGGAGCTATTATTTTTTTGCCACTTATTGTAAACTTACCAACAATGTTTTTTATTGTTGGTTGTATTAATTTATTTTTTACATAAATTATGTACTCTCTTATTTTATCTTCATCATCAAACCTAGAATTTAATATGGCTGTCCACCACTCAAGTGGGTGGTGATGTTTAAGATACATTGTAATATATCCAAGCTCTGCATATGCTGCTGCATGAGCTTTGTTAAAGCCATAGGAGCTAAAAGCTTCAATTTGTTCACATATTTGATTAGCTTGAACCTCTGTCCATCCCCTTGACAGTGTTGCTTTTTTAATTCTGTCAAATGTGCTTATTATTACATCATGTTTCTTTTTTGATATCGCTGATCTTATTTGGTCTGCTTCTTCTGTTGTATACATAGCTATATCTGATAGAAACTTCATAACGTCTTCTTGATAGCAGTTGTGCACAACCATACCATTTGCAACATAGCTATGATTATTTTCAACACTTAAGTCATAAACTTGACATTCTTCTTCTTTATAGACCTTACGAACAACCAATCCCCAAAGATCATGTCCGGTTGGGAAACACTTTTCTTTAACCCTTTTATATATATCCTTCATTTCAGTGGTTGGTTTTCTGTATTTCCATGGCATCTTATCGTACAGGTCTTTATACCCCACCATGTATGGTTTTGTCCTTTCGTATCTATCCATAAATCTATCTTCATATATATTGCTGTGAATTTCAAAATATTGCAAAACCTTAAAAATTTTCCAAGCAACATCTTCAAATACGCGATCTATTCTATTCTTATATAAACCGTTACTGGATTCTGCCATCCCCACCACAGTGTTTAAAGTTACTTTTGATGGGAAATTAGGATAATCAACCAAAAAGGTTTTCCCCCTTGTTATCTTTCTAATCCCTTGATTGCTAGATCTGCCACTAACAAGGCCACACTCCTTTATTATAAGATCTAATACGGGATTGCCTGAGTTATCTATATTATCAGACATTCTTTTATTTTTTGTAATAATAACTCTCCAGTTGTTTCTAAGACAGACTGTGTGGACATTTGGCATATTATATTTTGTTTTTATAAGATCGCAAAATTGATCTGCAAAAACCTTATCTGAACAATCAACAATTACAGAATATTGTTGAACTCTGCCCCTATAATAAATAACACCAATGATCCAATCTTCTATATCCCCCACCTCAAAAACTTCTTGATCTTTCATCCAAAAACACTTAACCCAGTTATATTTACCATATTTCCAAAACATATCATCTATGGCTTTCCAGCCATTAACTTCTAAAACCTTATGATTGCCGGTAGCCTTTAATACCCCACCATTATGGGTTGTTATTCTTTTACATAGCTTTTTACCATTATTGTGCACCGCCATAACCTTTTGATAAGTGCCATCCTCTGTCATTACCATATCGCCAGGTTTAACATCTTCTATATTTTTTATTTCATTTTTTAATAATATTTTTGTTCCACCCGCTACACAAAAAACACCATTAGTATCCCCCACTATGTTTTTTAAATCATCATGAAGGAATGTCAAGGTGCTCTTTCCAGACCTTACATTCATATAGTGTTGTGTTGCCGAAACTTGCTCTCCGTTTGGCAGCTTCAACATTGCATCTAAGGATCCTGGACGAACTAAAGCCGTAAGGGCCGACAGATCAGATCTCTTCTTGGCAGAAAAACTTGGCAAATATGTCTTTATTAGTCCTGTATTGAACTGAAAGGATGTGTCTGTTTCACACAATTCAAAATCTTTATAAACGGAAGTGTCCTCTGGAAGTCTATATATTTTTTCTACTCCGTCTTCCCCGCTTTCTAAGTAGTCAACCCCATCCCTCTCTTTTATTAAAGAAATACAGTCAGATATTGCTTGTATGGTCTTAACAACCAATATATCTATTTTAATCAATCCACATTTCTCTATCATCGGTCCGGAATATTGAGTAACCGGTACCATACCCAAATCTGGATCTGCCATTTTCATTATTGGAATAATACCGTCGGCTAAATTTTTTGTAGAGACTATAAACGCCGATGCATGCCTACCCCACCCACGGACAACACCTACCAATTTATCCACAACATCTTTGCATTTTGGATATTTTATAAAAAATTGCTGCAATGCCTCATTTTCCTCAAAAATACCCTTATGATATACCTCATTTTCATCTGTATATCCATATAAAAAATCTTTTTCATCAACACCTTGTGGGGAATTTGGTATCGTTTTGCAAACAAAATCTACATCTGGAGAGCTGCTAGGCATTTGATATATGGCTCTCATAGCATCTTTTATGGCATTCTTCGTTTTCATTCTTGTAAAGGTGGATATTTGAGAGAACCCAGCTCCATATTTATTCTGAAGATAGGAAACAATTGGCTTTCTATCGGAAAAATCAGAATCTATATCAGGAAACGATCCGTTTTTTATTCTAGCTACACTCAAAAACCTCTCAAATGGTAGGTTATTTTTTATAGGATCTATATGTATTATTTTTAAGTAATAAGATATGATTGAGGCTCCGGCAGAACCCCTAGCTATACCCTGTGTTACACCGTTATTTCTAGCAAATTGACAAATATCCTCATATACCAAAAAGTAGGGTATGAGATTGATAATGCCATTGTTCATTATAACATCTATTTCTTTTTTAAATCTTTTTGTATATTCTTCAGTATTGTTCCATCTACCATGCTCCTTTATTTTTTCTATCAAAAACATAAAGGTTTGCTTATTGTAATCATCTGTCGCCTTTTTAATATGTTCTGGAATTTTAATTTCTGGTAGGCTATATTCATATTTTATATCGATACTTTTAGCTGCATTACTTATTTTTAGCGTGTTTTCTATCCATCCGGAAAAAATGTCGGTTGTTAGCTTATCTCCTAGGTGAGATTTTAGCTTTTCGTATTGTTCATCAACAGACAGCTGATGATAGCTCTCTTTAAAATAAAAATGACCGCCAGTCCCATTTTTTACTAATATATCTTGTATTATTTTGTCTTTTGGATATATAAAATGAGCATCTGTGGCTGGTATTGGTTTTCCACCATATTTATGAACCATATCCCACAAAAAATTATTATATGATAGGTAAGCGTTACCTTCTGGTATGTGAGATGACTTTAGGATGGGCTCATGAGCCTTTGTTTTGTTGTTAAAATTATGAGTAAGATCAGATGTGTGAAATTCTACATATAGATTTTCAGCCCCAAAAATATCGATATAGGTTTTATAAACAGACTCTGCCTCTTTAATATCTCCATCCATAAAATATTTACCCATGGGAGATCCTATACAAGCCGTTCCAATCGCTAAACCGCCCATATAGGTTTTTAAATCTTCTAGGCAAATTCTTGGTTTTTTATCTCCAAATCTAGAAACCACATCATCAAAAGACAAAGAAGATAGCCTTATTAGGTTTTTATATCCTTCGTTGTTTAGGGCCCACGCATTGATGTGAAAATGTTTTTTATCTTCCTTATTTATTTTTATATAAAATTCTATTCCAGGTATACCAACAACTTCTCCCAGTTGAGTATTATTTTTACTATTATATTCTTTTGTGTATTGATTAAATTTAATTATTTCATATAGTGATATGGCAGAACCATGATCTGTTACTGAAAAACCAGGGACCCCATTCAATAAGGCCCACTCATGCCATTCTTTAATGCTGGTTGGGCTATCTAACATACTATACATGGAATGGTTGTGAAGATATGCAGGAATTTTAAAATTATATTTACTTATCAAAATTTAACCACCTCTATTACAAATCATATAACAGAGGTGGTCCGTTGTCAATTATTTTTTTATTTAAAATGTAAAGTTAAATTTTATTTTTGTTATTGATGTATCAGTTAAATCTATTTCCAAAGTAAATTCATACTCTAATATGTGTTCATTAGCCAAGCCTGTTTTTACTCCAGCAAAAAAGGCATCTAAATATCTAGTTTCCATTCTTAATATAGCTGGTTCGTGGTTAACCTGACAAACTATTGTAAATATTTCTTTCCCTTCTTCTGCAGCCTGCTCCAACCCACTAGCCAATACGCTGTAGGCCTCACCAGCTGCTGTAGCATCAGATCCACCAATAAGTGATGTACCAGATAACATTATACCGGGATGGGTATAATTGCTTGTGTATTCTAAGGCAATAGAATTACCAGATAGGCCAGCATGTTTTGCCTCTAAATCTATATACGGGTTTTCAATATCTGACATAGATGCAACCACCAAACAAACAAGAGATGGGTGGTTATTTATAGCATTCATTAGGTTTTCTGCGGTTTCTGCGTCTGTGCCGGAAGCATCAAACTCTAAATTTGTACTTGGAGCACCAGAAACGGCTGTGAAGGTTGTTGGACCTATTTTTATGGTGTCAGAAGATCCTCCAGCTATAAGATTTGCCGATTCTGTAACTATTATATGACCATAGGCCTTTACTGCTGCTGTGGCGGGACTAACATAGGCAACCCCAGCATTATATGCGGTAGTAAGGGCCCCCTGTAGCTGAAAATAATCTCTTAAAAACATATATAAACCTCCAATTGGTTTTTATCTATATATATTATAACATATTGTTGCATTATATAAAGCCCCCCTAAGCCGATATGGCCTAGGAGGGCTATATAACACTAACCCCGGAGGTGTGGGGTGGGGTTAGTATGAGGGGGACGGATTAATCTCTCCAGATTGTATCTGTTTTAGCTTTTTAAGAAGAACCTTTATCTTCTTTTTTTCAAGTTTTATTGAATTTGAGTATCCAGCATTAAGGTCCTTTACCAGCTCTTTTGCCTTTGTAAGCTGATCATCAGCGTCTCTAGCTTCTTCTACCTCATCAATGTTTTGAAAAGACTTAATAATCTCTTCCATACAGCTATCTTCATTCATACTGTCCACAGAATCCATAAACGTTTTTGGCATTGTACTCATTTATCCCTCCTATTTTCTATAATATAGTTTATATTGAACATACAAGATTGTCAAACACTTTTTTTGGGTTTTTGTTGTTTTTTTGCCATATTCCTTATTTTTCTCTCTTCAGCTGTCTTTTTATCATGACAACACGAACACAATAGCCATAGATTTTCGGCCTTACAAAATAATCTTGAAACAAAAATATCCCACGATTCAAAACCTTTAAGGGGATCAATTACTGGTATTTTATGGTCAACGCTCGCATCCTTTGCCCTTATCCACTTTCCACAAATTGCACATTGATAAAAAACTGCCTTTTTTTTGCTAGGCTTACCGTCCCTATTATACTGGGTTCTTTCTTGCCTTACCTTTCGCCTTACTTCTTGAACTAGGGGGGACCTCGAAAAGACTCTTCTTATTGCTCCCCTAATAACTGAATTTTCGTTCCACTTGTTCTTTTTTTTTGACATATAGTAATGGTATCACATAGATATAAATTATTCAAGAGTTATTTTATTTCTTATTTTGTTTGAAACAATAGACTCCAGCATTTGTGGAAAAAGTGGGGTAAGGTTTTTCTTATAAAACCCGTAATAATCTAAGACAACACCCATATCCATACCTTCTGAGTCTTCCATCTCTCTTAAAAAATCATCAGACCGCTCAGCCAGCCTTAAAAAGCTAGATAGGGAATTTTCGTCAGTTTCGATGTCACCCAAATTGTACTTTTGAACAAAAATATCAACATCTTTTGGGGTTTTTATTTTGGATAAGTCCTTGGTTATATTGTGGGTATCAGAAATAAACTGAAAAAAGCAAGAATCTTTACTGCTTGGGGAAAGAACAGAAACTAAAGACTCTTTATTTTTGGAAGATTGCTTTAGAATACCATCATTTATGGACCCTAAAAATGAAAGTTTTATGGCACCGATCATTTCTGAAAAATTATGCTGATTATATATCTTTTTTTCTAATAGATGGTAAAGCTTATTTCCATTTTTCTTCCACATATCTGATGTTATTGTACTTCCATCTTTGAAAACCAACCCCATATCCTGTATGGCTTTATTGAATGGAACATCATGATTTTTAAATTGATGGAGTTTTTCTATGTCTTTTTTGTTAAGCTTTAATATTTTATTTTGAGCCATCTCATTAACAATACCCATTTCAGATAAATAATCTTTAATTGGAACCTCCTTAGACTCTAAATCTACAACCTGTTCAATATCCTTAGTTGCTGTATTAAACAGCCTTGAGGATTCAATTCTATTTATTTTTGCTACTGGTATTTCCATTTCCTGATTTGATGGCACCGATAGATCGGACCCCACAGAGGATTCTAAATTTTTATAAGTGGTTAACAGTATCCTAGAAAGTACCTCTGGTGGTAATTGGGCAATCCCAACAACCTCACCATTTTTAAGGTTTTTTTGCAACAATGAAGCCTTTGCAATAGTAAAATCTTCTACATTTTTAAATCCATATTTACTAGCAAGGCTTAAAGATGGTTGTGGATTATTATATCCAACCGTAGTAAAGGCCCTGGTGGCTTGCCCATTTCTGAAACTATCAATTGCATATTTACTATCAATATTCAGTGATGGGTTAGCTAGAGCCGACCCAATATTACTTAAATTTCCAATTTTCCACTTATTTGACTTTTTATCAGATAGTATTGATTTTATTGATAAATTTATATCATAGTTATTGTTTTTTAAGCGTTTATCTATCGCCTTTTTGTCCACCTTAATTCCCATACAGTTTAATATATATCCGGCAGTGCTACACAAAAACCTTTTGGTGTTTTTTACATTTTTGTCTATTTTACTGTTATTAAACATATCAATTGTTAGCCAAGAAATGCCAAGTTTTTTTGTGCGATCTTCAAACATGCCAACATGGCCAGATTTTGCCCACATTGATAAATCTTCTAAAATTGAACGGTTATTGCTAACCTTTGCTGTTGTTTTTGTTTTTATTATTTTTCCATTTTTATCTTTTGTGTTTTTTGTTTCTTCCATAAATTCTGATGGTAGTGGAGTCATGTCTAGCTTTAAAATTTGATCTAGCCTATCCCCAGAAACAAAATCCTTATTAGATTCATTAGCTATTAGCATACCTTTCAAGGATGTTATATTTTTTAAAAAAGACGGATTTACTATTTCAAGACCCACCGTATCACCCAAAAGTGATAAATCTTGCTGTTTAAGATACGTCATGTATGTATTTAGTGTGGTTTTTGAAATTCTATATTGATTTTCTACTAAATTTTTTGTATAATTATTATCTTGCCCCAAAATAAGACCAACCTGTCCAGCAGCACCCAATTTTTTAGAAATAAGCTTTTCTGCTGCTTTTTTATAAGCAGCCCCCAAAATGTCTGGAGGGGTGTTTGTTTCATTTTTAATATCAGATGTTTCAAACCCGGCACGTTGTAATATTTTGTATTTTCTTTTGTTTTTTATTGCGGATATTGCCCTTTCCTTTTCTGTTTTTCCAGTACCATCTATATTATTATAATGAGATAGGGACTCGCTAATTAAGGCGTCCCCTAAATCGTACAGAGATTTAATATTATAATCGCTAACAACATCTATGTTGTTTACGATTGCATCTATAATATTTTTTTTGTTTTTTATTGAATATCTTAATAATTTTGTTTGGCTTTCTTTATCAATTCCTAGGTTGGACATTATAGTCCTGCTCATATTAACAAAGCTTGGCATTTTTTTAACAACATCTGATGATTTTTTGTCAGATGGGAAATTAAAAAGTCTTCTAGCGGCCCCATCTTTAGTTTTTTGGGTTGCAAACTCTGTATAGCTATCTAAATCTATCTCTTTATTTGTCTCTATTTTCTCTAAATACGTGTCATGGTTTTTTAATATTTGTTTAGTTTTTTCTATATTTTCATTTTTCTTGTTGTCTAAATACCTATCAATAAATTTTTCTTTAAGATCTCCAATTTTTTTATTATCAGCATCTTCCCAAAAGGTTGGGTCTTTAAGTTTGGTTGTGTACGTATCTAAAAATAAATCAAAATCACTAGAAATACCAGTTTTCTTGTCAAGAAGGTTGTTTACAATCTGTGGGTTTTCTGCAATTTTAGATAGTTTTGTAAAACTTGTTGGCATTTTGTCGCCGCTTTCTATTGTTTTTCTTATTAAGCTTATGAATTTTTTAGAAGCAAATTTAACTAATTCCTTTACATTTTTAGAGACTTCAAGATCTTCTGGAGCTTTTTCTTCTATAAAAGACCTTAAAGAGGTTGGGATGCTCCTTGCTATTGATTTTATAACGCCAGAAACTTCTTTTTTATTTTGAAATTTTTCTTCTGCCATTAATAATAATTTGTCAAAATCAACAGACAACATATCATTTAAATTATCTTGTTTAAATATTGAACCTATTTCTTTGTCAGAAATTTTATAATTTTTAAAAATTTCTTTTATTTTTTCAAAAACAACACCCTCATATTCTTTCCCATACTTTTCTATGTAATAATTCCTGTTTGTTTGTTTTTCCACCCTAACAAAATTAGACAATTCTAATGCTAAAGATTCTGTGTTTTTGGGATCCATAATCTGTAGTATTTTTTCGGTTACAAAATTTTCAATTTTATCTTTATTGGCGGTTGTTTCTATTTTGTGTTCGTTTATGTCTTTTACTGTTTTTGATCTGCTGTTCCACAATTCACTATTAATGCTATCAAGATATGATGGGTCATCAAAAAAGCTAATAAGTAGAGACAAATCTTCACTTGGTATATCTTTTATGTCCCAATTATCATCACCCATTGCTGTTTTTAATATAACCTTTTCTATTTCGGAATCTCTTTGCTCTATTGGATCATTATAAATAACATTGTCCCAATCTGACTTATATTTATATTGTCTTGATAGGTTTTTTAAATATTCTTGGGTCAATGCTGGGTCTTTATGTCCACCGATGATTTCAGTTGCTTTTATGTTTAGGGCGCTTGATACTGCGGGATTATTAATAGTTTCATATACTATCGAACCATCAGGATTTTCCCTAACAGCCCTTCTCATTTTAATAGGGGTGTTGTCTTTTTTGGAAACCTCAAAAACAGAATATCTTTTTATTACTGATTGGTTATCCTCATATTCCTGATCATTGTCAATAATAGCAATATCATCGTTTAATTCTAAAAAATAAGCTTTATTTTCTCCACGTTTTAAAAATTCTCTATTTTTATTAAAAATATTTACTTCTTTTTTTAGGTATCTGTCAACAACTTCTTTTGTTTTTTCCTCTATGTTCTTTTTATAATCAGAGAGCTCTTTGTCACTCATTTTAAAGTTTTGCTTTGCAAACACTAATAATTGATCTCTTATTTCGACAAAACGTTCCGTTAGGGTCCCCTGGACCCCTGTTTTTTTTATAATTTGTTTCCCATCAACATCCTTACTATAAACTACACTTTTCCCATATGGGTCAAACATTTCTCCAGTTTCGTACACAGACTTTACTATTTCTTCTAAATTTTTTAGTGTACCTTTGTACTTTAAATAGTCCTTTGCCTCGTCGCTTATTCTAATCTTGTTTCCATCTTCATCCCTCCAGGTTTCTCTGCCCTCATCTATAGCCCTTTCGGCATTTTTTATTTCAGGGTAGGTAACATTGAAAGCTTCCATTGTTTTTTCAAAAGCCTCATCCCTGTCAACCCCTTTTATTGGTTGAATTAAACTTAACCAAAGGCGTGCTCTTTTTTCTTTTAATTTTTGGCTTCCATCTTTATTTGCCACCTCGCTCATTGTTAATGAGCGATCACCATCAACATCATCAATGTTATTAGAAACAACTCGCATACTTGTCATAAAGTTGTACATTTTTCTCTTTGAGCTGTTTTTTGGAGCACCCTCTTTATTGTAAATGACATCCAATTCCCATTCAACGTTTTCTTTTTTAATCTTATCTTTTATGCTTAAAACACTTAAAATTTCCTTTTTTATCTTTTCTATATCAATATTTTTGTTAAGTATGTCTAGTATTTTATCTTTTTGTTCTTCATTATATTCTATTCCAGAAGATTTAAGAAAGTTATTATTATCAATTTCCTTTTTTATTTTTTGTTTTATGGGTCGTACATTATATACAGGATTGTTTGACGAATTCAACACCACCTTATCAATATCTTCCCTTTTTTCATATTCTCCCACAAAAATGATGGTGGTGGGGGGTCCAGGGGTGATATCTTTTAATTTTTGCGCTGCATAGTCCTCTGATAGCGTTGGTGTGTCTTCCTCTTCTCCTTTATAATATTCATACATTCCAATATCATATATAAAATATTCCTCTTCCCCCATTTTAACATTTGTCGGTAGGTTATATTTTTTTGATATTTCTAAAAATTTATTTAATTTTTTGTCTTCATCTTCTCCACTTTCATCAATTGCAACAAAAACATCACGAAACATATCCCCCATATTTCCACCGATATTTGTTAAAAATGACAATTCGTATGGATCAAATTTAGATATGTTTTTAAGATAATCTTCAGAAACATCAACTTTATCAAAATCAACTCTTCCAATATTTTGAGAAGACCCCAATATTTTATTTTTAACATCTTTTGATAAAAAATCTTTCATCATATCGTACATATTGTGGTTATAATGAAATGGGTTTATTCCTTTAAATAAACAAGACACAAAGTCGGAAAGCTGAGCCTTACCTCTGAATTTTGGTTTTTTTAACCAAGGGGCCCTTTTGTCTTCTGGATCTAAGCTTGAAACTCCAAGATTTTGTAGTTTAAGTTTTTCGTTATATTCATCCTCTTCTGATTTATCTTCTAAAAAGTAATCATGCTCAACATCAACATCTTTAAAGGGGTCAAAATAGTTGGGTAATTCATTTTCGTGCTGTTCTATTCTTTTATCTATCAATTCATTTATTTTGTCTTGTTCTTTGGAGCTTAGCTTTTCAAAATCTTCAATTTTTTGTTCTTCCAATATTTGTTGTTTTATTATTTCTCTATCTGTGGGGCCGCCATCTTCTTCTTTCTCTACATCAAACCCAAAATTTTTAGATAACTCATCGCCCAGTTTCACATAAGGATTGTTTTTAAAAAATTCCATCATAAAGCCCAGAGTTGCCTTTTGTCCCTGCTCTGACTCTATAATGTGAGGTCCAATGTGCATGCCTAAATTATCTATATCTATTTTTGAAATATCAAATCCCAAGGCCCCGGACACCTCATTAAAAATATCACGTTTTCTGTCTTTTGATGATATTTTATACAAAAATTTACCCAATAGGGAGTAAGGATCAATGGAACTAATTTTATTCAATATTTTTTCTTTTTTTTCTTCTGGTATGGACATAGCCTTAAGTTTTTCTATATCAATTTCAGTAAGCCCCTTACTCCTATCACCAACAAATATATCCTGTGGAGTAAATAAACCAAAAGATCTAAAAACATCATCAACCTTTTTATCTTTATAATTGTTAAATCTTTCTAATATTTTAGGGTCTTTTTTTAAATCATAAAAAGAGCTTTGAAAAAAATTACGAGAAATATGGGCTACTGTTTCAACCCTAGCACTTTCTTGATCAGTTAATGATTTTAAGGACTCTTCTTTGGGCCTTTTTTCACCGGATTTGTATTTAGGAAAGACCCTTGATTTTATGTATTTATAATCATCCTTTGAAACCTCTCCAGATAAGTGTAGCCTTTCCCACGCATACTTATCAATATTGGCAATAGAGGATCTCACCTCGTCTGTAACCTTTCCACCGTTATTTATAAAATCTCTAATATTTTTTAAATTTTTAATATCATCAAGTGTAATTGTTGTGGGGTTGTTCTTATCTGTTACTAAAATTGTTTCAATTCTGTCTCCCGTTTCTGCCTTTTTAGAAATTATAATTTTACGTTCTTGTATTTTATTGTCTGCAAAATCAACCCTACTTTTATATTCATCTTCTGATATTTTTTTACTATCTAAAAGGTGTTTTGCGTTACCCTTAAACCAAGAAAAATATAAATCAACATCACCACCAGATAAAATCTTTGCTCTATTTTTGTTTATTTTTCCCAAACTAGCAATATCGTTTGATGCTATCGCCTCTTTAAAACTTGTTACAGAATCCACTTTTTGACTTATTATATCTTTATCTATGCTTAAAGATGACTTATTTCTATTTTTAATCTCAATATCGTTTTTTACATTTGACACAATATCAGAACCATACTTATCATTTAGTTTTAACATTTTTTGATCAAAATCTTCTTTTTTTTGTGGATTGTTAATTTCTTGATTTAATATTGCTTCTACTTCCCCTTTCGCTTCTTTATACGCAACTATATTGTTAACAACACCAAAATTATCCTTACTTATCAAGTTGTTTTCATTATAATATTTTAATAATTTTAAGGGTACCGATGAAAAATATCTATAAGACATGTTTTTATATTTGTTTAAGTTTTTTTTGTTTCTTATTGATGTTTTTTTGTCTTTTTCTATTTCTTGTTTTTGTTCTTCCTCTGACAATCCCTCTAAGTTGTTTAAATTGCTGGTTTTTATTTTGTTTTCTAAAGACCTTAATCTTTCAAGTCTTTTTTCTATTTTTTGTGCTGGGTATTGTTTTTGTTGTTTATTAAGCCTATCGTCCTCAATTTTTTGTACATAGCCCTCTATCTTTTCTCTCTCTTCTTGTTTTATTTTTGTATTTAATTGAACAAGATCTTTTATTTTTTCAAGTGAAATAGTATTTATTGAATTATTTATCACATTTATTGCATCATCTGCACTTAGTGCCCCTACCAAATCTTTTTCCCATTCTGTTTTTAAGTTGTTCGCTTTTGTGGAAGGTTGTGTCTTTTTTGAAAAATCATGATATAAAACAGCATTAATAAAATCTTCTTTTGTTGCTCCTATATAATGGGCGGCTGTAATAATTGGTATATTGTTTTTGGTTTTTTGGTTGTTGTCCCAAATTCTGCCCAATCTTTCTATTGCTTCTTTTTTTGTTAGTCCTTTTTCTTTGGTGGTGTCTTGAATTTCCTTCATTCCTCTTTGAAATTCTCTTTTAACCTCACTTGTAACAATGTCATTTTCTTTATATTCCCATAAAGTGTTGGCCATATTAAGATATGACTTTGATCCAATCTTTTTTTCGTCTTCAGTATTATTCCTAGGATTGTATTTTATGGGACTAATGATCTGAGTTGGTACTTCTAAAGTCTCATTTACAACACCAGGGGTTTGGTTTACATTGTTTGGACTAGTTGTTGGTTTTTTATCCTTAAATCCAAAAATACTACCAACAAGATCACCAAAAAATGAAGACCCACCAGCCCTTTTCTCATTACCGGTACTGTGTGGTTTACCAAAACTATTCCAACTACTAAGAGAGTTTCTAATCATTTCATCTGCTGCAGAAAGGCTTTTTTCTTGTTCTTGTTTATACTTTTCTTGTTCTAAATTAATATCAAAATCCACATTAATGACTTTTGGATTTTTATCTGTAAGGCCCAAATCTTTAAGAACCCTAAAGGCCATTAGGGTTTCATCTCCAGAAACAACTTGGAGTTTTCCTTGATGTTTACTAACTGTTGGGGTATATACTTGGTCTCCGTTTACAATTGATCTCATTGTATTAACAAGGGTGTTATCTTGATCACCCCTTTTCATTTTTTCATAGTATTTTTGCATACTATTTTTAGATATTGCTTTACTTGGATTTGAAAATGACCCATCAATATTGTTCCATGTTTCATTATCTAGATCTGTTGGTGTTACATCTTTAAATCTATCTTTTAAATCGCCAATATCTATGCTGTTTTTTGCAGCAAAACTTGTTATTTGTTTTCTATATGAAGGATCATCTATATTAATCCCAGAATATTTAACCTCTTTTACTTCATATTTTGGAGGTGTTGTATCCCCAAAATTAATCGGAGGTGTGTTATCCTCAATAATTGTCTCTTTTGTTTTTAATTCTGTAGCTGGTACCTCTGCCTGCCTCTTTGGCTCTGTAGTTGGTGCCTCTGCCTGCTTCTCTGGCTCTGTAGTTGGTGCCTCTGCCTGCTTCTTTGGCTCTGTAGCTGGTACCAGCTACAGAG